GGCGCTTATCCGCAGAACAAAACTGTGCCCCAACATTGTGGCACCATGGATTAACGTTCATGCGAACGCAATCAAATTGATTAAATCAACTTGACAATGAAAAATAAGAATAACAATAACCAGTGGGTTTCTTCCATTCGGAAGCTCCTTCCGGTGATTAATATCTTACATTCCAAAGATCCATCAGTGAATGTAGATAAACTCTGTCTTTATGTTTCACACCTATTATTACATAAGGGTGAAGAAAGAACAATTGAGTTGCTTAAACAACATCGATTGAGCTTTCAGCAGTATGTCTTACGACAGACTGTTACAAATGTTCCGTTTTCTAAGAAAACAGGAATAGGGTTACCAAAAAGATTAAACTTTTTGAAACCTGACAGAGATAATAGAAGTAGTATAATGTATACATTATCAGTTTTAAGACTGATTGAAGAATTTCGATCTAAACCGAAATACTCAGTGGATACAATTATTGCTCCTACCAAGGCTAAGATTGACAACTTAGACGAGATAAAGGCTTACATCCGAAGTAACCCAAGGATTCTTAAGGTTTTACCTAAAGAACCTATGGAACCTCGTCTCTTTCTTAGTAATAAAGCTGGTCCAAATGGACCTGCTTCTATTACGTGTCTTCAAGATCTAACAGCTCTAAGAGCTGAAGGAAGTGAAGCACTCTACTCAGCCATTAACCAATTTATCAAAGATAATTTAGTTAAAGTTGATGTAGATAAGTATGAGAATGCAAGTGGTGAGTTTAAACACTCAAAACTTGTCCTGCTAAGCGATAAAGCGTGTAAAACACGTGTTATTGCTATTGCAGATTGGTGGTCTAACGTTTGTCTTTCAGGTATCCATGATACCTTTATGAAGGGCTTACGTAGACTACCAAATGATGTAACATACTTCCAAGATAAGATACCATCTTTTGTACATAAGATGGGATCAAATCTCTACAGTTCCGATATGACTGCTTTTACAGATCGGTTTCCAATTGAATTGGAAACTGAAGTGTTAAAGCAGAAATACGGTTCTAATGTTGCCGATATGTGGACGACTCTCATCTCTGATAGGGAATTCTACCATAAGAATGGTAGTGTTCGCTATCAAGTTGGGAACCCCATGGGTTTGTTAAGCTCATGGGCGGTCTCAACCTTCACACATCATGTTGTCAAAGCATGGTGCGCGCATAAATGCGGTATTAAATATGGAAATTATAAATACTTAATACTGGGAGATGATACCTTAGATTCTAGAAAGGATGTATATAATATGTACATACAAACGATCCAGGATTTAGGAGTCGACATATCTATATCGAAATGCACTCAAAGTGAGTCCGGCTTTGCCGAATTCGCTAAGAGACTCTTTAGCCCAGATGGTGAGGTAACAGGGTTACCTGTTCATCTTCTTAATGGGTTAAAGAGCAATCCTGAACAAGTTCTTGAACTTGTCAGGATATGCAGATCGAGAGGGTACGAGGATTCTGTTCTCGGCCCGGCTTTGGAAGTCCTATTAGAAAAGGATTTGGTTTCCCAACCTAAACTAATAGCTGATATCCTGAGTTTACCAGAATACATAGTTGGTGCGCCTCCATTACTGGAGGGTAACACTACATCTATGGCAGGTCCTTTATTTTCCTATGGTGAAACATATGGAAAGAAGGTTCTTGCAATTGCAAGACAAAACCTGTTCTGGCGGCTCATTGAGAAGATACAAATTTCTCAAGGTCCAAAGCATGTCAGTCCTATAGAGATAGATAATAATCATCCCTTGGTCTTCACTCTTAATGAGCGAATTGACCGCTACCTACCTGAAGCCGCCTTCTGCGACGACACGTGGGAAGAGGATGAATTATATCTATAAGCAATGGATGGAGGGTGAGTATCAACATCTTGTAAATATACCAAGTGTTGATACTTACAAATATTACAATCGTGGTCATAGGATCACGAAATGTAAATTTGATGTTGCAAAACTCTGTATAGCAATTGCTAACGGAGATTGTAACATTCCTCTGACTTTTAGGAAAATGTTTACAAATCAAGATTTGTATGACATAGCCCTTGAGTCCATTACGCCTAAACGTAATCACCAAAAGAATGTTGTCACTTCTTTCACGAAGTGGTAACACATCTATAGGGAGGTTTCCCAATGCTAGAAACAAGCCACCGGGAGATTGAAGCACCCTTAAG